TTAAGTGGTTCCACGCTCAAGTGCGTTCCTCCTGCCGGGCGGTTGAACGACCGGCAGTTCATGGTCGTAGCGCTGCCGCATCGTTTCGGTAACGTGGCCGCCTGCAGCCTTGTTGTCCCCGTCCGTGATGCCCCGGTGTTTAAGCCCGTGCAGTGCGAAGCGCTCGCTCTTGGAGATCACCCCGACGCGAATCGCCTCGGTAATGAAGCGTTGCCAGGCACTGTCGAGGGCAGACTTGGTGATGGGATCGCCACCTCGCTCCACCAGCAAGAACCTGTCGCTAGCGCGCAGCGGAACAGGGCGCACGCGGCCCTTCCGGTTCCAGATGCGGTGGCGCCGCGCCAGCAGCTGATCCCACGCCTCGATCATCGCCTCATCCCATTCCGTTACGTTGTCACGCGACCCTTTGCGGCGATTGCTATGTACCCCCTCGACCTGGCGGTGCGCGTCAGTCAGTGTGCAGACCTCGATGCCGCGTAGGCGGACGCTGTAGGCCAGGATCATCACCGGGGCCAGGTAGTCGGGAAAGCTGCCCTTGGCATTGGCGGGAAGCGCGCCCCGTTCGCGCGCGAACGCCAGCACTGCGCGAAACGCTTCCTGCGACGGCATGCGTGCGTCGCCGCGTTCTTTTGCCTGGCGTACGCCTTTGGCAGGGTTGGTCTTGCAGTAGCCCATTCGTACACCCCACGAAAGGGTGAGCCGTAGGTAACGGTGCAAATGATTGGCCTTGCTGGGGTACGCGGGTAAGGCGGGCTGGGTGCGATTCGCTGGGCGGCCTGCAGCAAATGTCTCCACCAGCCGTTGCACGACAGGCGTTGTGATGCGTTCGACCTGGATAGATCCCAGCAGGGTCCCATCCTTTCTAACGTAGTTCGCCAACACCTCGGCGTAGCCCAGGTAGTTCCTGCGGGTGCCGGCGGCGAGTCGTTTGAAATCGCTCGATTCGTGGTAGCGGTCGAAGAGAAAGCGTAGCGTGCCGCGTCCTACGCCTGTGCGCATCTCTTCCACGATGGCGTGCAGATCGGACAGACGGGCGCTGGCGTGGGCGACCGTACGCTTTATGCGCCGGCCACCCTCCGCGTGATCTTCGTAGACGAACCAGCGGTCGTCGTGCCAGTAGATCCCCTTCGGCAATGCGTCCTGCTCGATGTGCCCAGGTATGGCCGGGTTGAACTTCCTTTTTCTGCCGCGTGTCATCAGATGTTGTCCTCTTCCCTTACGTCTTCGGGCTGCGGATCGATCAATCCCAGCGCGGCGTTCACCGCGTCGAGGGTGGTCCAGATTCCGCCTCGGCGGTCGTATTTGTAGCGGATGCCTTCCCTGTCTGCCCAGCGGCGGACGGTGACGGCCCTTGGGGGTGGGCCGCCGGGAGCGCAGATCCGCTGCAAGTCTGTGAAGTGGAGGATCTGCGCCATGCTCAACCTCTGCCTGCGGCGAACAATTTCATCTGTAACACGTTGTTCGGCAAGGGTTCCTCCACTGCCGCGGCGGTCGGCTGCAGGCCGTGTTGCTTGTGCCAGTGCGCCCACGCCAGGTCGAACGTTGGGTGCTTCGCCGTGGTACTGCAACGGCATTCGATGAGATGGCCGCCGCCCGCGCCCTCGCGACGTAGATCGTGGATGTACCGCGCCGGGTGGTTATCCGGGCAAGCGGGGAGGGGGCGCAGTGGCGTCTTCTGCCGCTGTGTCATGCGGCCTCCCGCGCGCCGTCACAAACCACACAGGGTGCGGCCAGCGCGGACGCCACGGCGACGATGTACGCACCCTGGGCGAAGGGGCTGGTACCGGCCAAGATGTCGGCGGCGACGTGAGGAAGGCCAGCGCTCTCGAACTCAGCGGCGAGGAATCGGCGGGCGGCGTCGATATCAACCATGGGCCACCTCCCGGCGCACAGCCATGGGAGTACGGCGGCGCAGCGCCTGCGGGATCTGGCCCACGGCCAGGCCGCTGTGCCGGCGGCGGGGTGGGCGGGTCTGCCACATCTTGAGCATGGCGGCGCCAGCGCCCGGCAGCAGCACGCACATGGCCAGCAGTGCAACGAAATCAGCCATTGGCCACCTCCTGCGCAGCCTGCGCCACGGCAGCGGCGGTTGCCCGCTTGCCGGGCAGCATATTGGCCACTTCGTAGGGGAACGGAATGCGGTTGGCCAGGTCGGCAAGCTCGGGCGAAATCCACCTGGTCTCGTCGTTGAAGTCGTTTCCCTTCACCAGTTCCCAGCCCTTCCTGCTGCCCCTGCGGCGCTCGAACACGCACTGCGCGATCTTGGCCGGTCCCATGTTCAGCATCGCCGTGGCGATGACGCGGTTGTGGGTGATATGGAGGGTGACCGTAGCGCTGGCGTCGGAATCACCGTCTGCCACAGCATTCACACAGTTATGCACACCCGTGATAGCCTCCGCTCCGGGTCCGGTGCTGGAATCCAGCGACTTTGCGAGGGTGGTCATGGCTTGGCCTGTCATCTGTTGCATGGTTCTCTCCTGAACTTCGTTGGTGGATGGCCTTGGGGGCGGTGTTGGCGCACTCCCCGCCGGGCCTTTGCTGTTGCTGCGGGTCTACTTCTGGAACACCCAGCACTTCACGGTGCTGCTGAGCATCGGGGTGGAACGAATCGCGCTGTTGACGGCGGTGTTGGCGCTCACGAACTTGTGACGCTTGGACTCAACCAGCAGTCGGCGCAGGTCGCCAATGTCAGGCACCTGCTGGCCGTAGTAGCCCGCCTTCTGAATGAACTCGTTGAGGTTTATGGCGATGCGGGTGTCGTCGCGCGAGTGGTTCAGCACGGTTCGCCTGTCGCCACTGGCCTGCATCTCGATGTACTCGTACGCATCCCAGAACTCGGAGACGATGCGGTGATCGGCGCCTATGGCGTCCTGACGTTCGGTGGCCATCTTGACCAGGGCGTCTCGGGTCTCGCGCACCATGTGTTCCGGCAGGTTGACCACCAGCCGTAGCGCATCGAGCAGGGCAAGCATCTGCGCGTGGTTCTTGATGATGCGCTCGACGCGCAGCTCTTTCTCCTCGCGCAACCTGGCTTCGTAGAACCGAACGCGCTCGGCGAACTTCTCCATCACGGCGGTTTCCGCCTTGAGCGCTGCCAGCAGGAAGTAGCTCAGCTTCTCAACCGGTAGCGCATTGAGATTGTCCGCAGCCTGCCGGCTCTCGGTCGTCGCAGTCGGTTTCTTGAAATGCAGCTTCACGATGCGCGTGAGAATGGCTTCGCTACCATCAACAGGCGCGTTCTGGCTGATGACGATGGTTCCCTGGAACGGCGGCTCGTAGGTTTCGTTGCCGCCGTTGCGCACACCGCGCGTGGCCAGGGTGCCGCCGCCGTAGTAGTCCTTCAGTTCGTCCCACTCGAACGATTTGGCGTGCGCCTTGTCCCCGTTGTCGCTGCGGTCTGCTTCCAGCAGCACAATGGGCATGCCGGAAATCTGCCCCATGGCGCGGGCGCGGCCGGCCTTCGTGGACTTGGCGGGGTCAAAGCCTTCATGGTCGGCGCGGGCGAGCAGCTTCCATAGGAAGTTGAGCAGCGTGGTCTTGCCGGCGCCGGCCTCGCCCGTGGCTTCCAAGAACGGGAACGACTTGTGACTGCTGCGGATCTGATTGGCGTACAGCGAGCCGAACCAGAACGTGAGGGCCACGATCCCGTGTGTGCCAAAGCACGTCCAGAGCCAGCCGAGCCAGTCGGTGGAGTAGTTTTCGTGATCGCGCTGGATGTCCATGCGGATCGACCGCTGCGTGGTCTTGATGCGCAGCTTGTTGAATTCGAAGTAGTCCTCGGCGTTGGCGAGGGTGACCTCGCCGGCGCGCACGGCCAGGTCAGGGAAGATGTACGCCTTGTGCTCGGGGCTGTACCCGACGAAGTCGACCGTGTCGACCTTTTTGATGTTGAACAGCTGGTCTTCCATCATCCGGTCCAGCTGCTGGCCGCTACCGCTGAACACAGCACCCTGGGCAAGGCTGATGATGCGCTTCTTGAACTCGGTGGCACTGGCCACCTGGGCGCCGGTGAAGGTGCCCTTTACCGATGGCGCGTCGTGCGGGAAGTCAACGCGGAAGTAGTACCAGCTTTCGTCGGTGGCCTCGTGGCGCTGGAAGTAGAGCGCCTCGGGGTAGCAGTTGGCGATCTGCTGCACCGACGCACAGGCACGCTGGATTTTGGCCACCGCTTCATCGCTGAGCGTGCCTTCTTCGTCGTCGGGATTCTTCTCACGCATCATCTTGTCGAAGCGCACTGCGTCAAACTCGAACCAGAAAAGGCGCGAGGCGAACTCGATGTGGAACTCGGTCTTCTGCTCGCGCTGGTAGATCACAAGTCCCTTGTCCACGGCCGTGCGCGCCATCAACACCGCGCCGTTGTGGCGCGCCTGGTCGAGGTCGGCCTGCCACTGCGCGTCGCCGTCCTCCGCCGCCTGCGCACGCAGGTGCAGATCGTTCCAGTCGGTCTTCTTCTCGCCCACCTGCTCGATCTGTGCGGCCAAGCAGCGATAGCCCAGCTTCTCGGCCCTGCGGGCGTGTTTGATGGTGTAGGCGCGTGCGCCCGGCTCATTGTCCAGACCCCACACCAGCACCGGCAGGTCGTTGGGACGTGCGGCCTTCAGTTCCTTGAGGGACAGTTCGGGATAGGCGTTGCTCGACATGGCGGCAACGGCGCAGATGCCGCGCTGCAGGAGCGCGATGGCGTCGAAGATGCCCTCCACGATCCAGACCTCGCGGGCGGTGCGCAGCTGATCCTGTGCGGCGGCCCCCCACCACACGCCGGCGTAGCTCTCGCCCGGCGCAAACCGGGCCTTCATCTTGCCGAACCGGTGGGGTCGGTCGATCAGACGTTCCCACCAGCCGCCCTTGACCAGCGGGAACCGCACCGTGGCGGTGCCCTCGCGCTTCGTGCGGTCGTAGTAGCTTTCCTGCGTATAGAGGCCGCGCAGCGGCTTCACATTGAATCCGCGACCGGTGGCCAGGTAGGCGTCAGCGGCAGCATGCGGCGCCTGTGGCGTCTGCGGGTTGCTTTTGGAGTAGTCGTCGAACAGGTCATCGTAGAGGTCGCGCACACGCACCTCCTGCCCGCACTTGGCCTGTCGGCCACAGCGCAGCACCCACGGCTTGAGGTAGCTGGTGTAAAGCTCCTTCTTGCCGCAGTGGGGGCACTTGCCCCCGCGCATGTACTCGGTGCCGCTACGGTGCTTGAGGCCATAGTCGCGCTGGACGCGCGACAGTACCTGTTGGCGGATTTCTTCTTGCATGGCGGCTCAGCCTTCGTTCGCCGCGTGAGCGGCGGTGCGGTGGTGTTGCATGGTTCTCTCCTGACCGCCCCCGATGGCGTTGGCGCGCCGCCGGGGCCGGGTGGTGCATTACTCGTCTGCGGGGCGGGATCGGCTCAGGATCGCGGCCAGGTCTTCGGCCATGTACTGCGCTACGGCAGACGTGTGATCGGCTTTGATATCCAGCATCTTTGCCGCTTCGCTCGGCAGCTTGGCCAGCAACGCGGCTGCGTCGGCGATGCGGCACAGTCGCAGGTAGTCGGCGCTGCCGATGACCTGCGCACCGCGATCTACGCTTGCGGGTGGCCCAGGATTGCGCGCAGGTGGGACGTGCCCGTTGCGGCCGGCCATCAGTTCACCCCGCCTGGGTAGGCTTCGCCCGTGCGCAGCCACTGGAAAAAGCGCTCGGTCTCGCCCTTGGCGAGCAGGTAGACGACGGTTCCGATCTGGATACCCCCGGTAGCGGTCCTGAGCACATTCCGAGAGTGATGCGCGGTGAAGGTCGCTGCGGTGTCCGACTCGATGTGTATCAGGGCCAGAAACAGGATCTTGTGCTGGTCGAACGAGGCACGCAGGCCGAAGCCGGGAATCTGCGTCTCCAGCAGGATGACAGGGCGCAGGCAGGGGGCGGGGATGGTCACGTTGTTGGGCGGCGCCATCAGTGCGCCCCCTGGCTGTCAGCGCCGCGACCGTGCCTGCGGGCATCGCACTGTGCGGTATAGGCCATCAGCACGTCGCCCAGGGTGATGGTGAGCGGGGACACGCCCACACCGACCAGCCGGGCGATGAACGCCTGATAGTCTTCGTTGGGCCATTCGAGGGTGTCGGCGATCAGGCCGAAGGCGAGCGAAATCTGACGCGCGGCAGCGTTGCCGGGCGTGGAAGGGGCGCCGTGGGTCACGGTGACGTCTCCTGACTTGAGATTGAAATCTCGGGGAGACGTTCTTAGGCGTCGCACCGAGGGTGTCGGGAGGCTAAGAACCGGAGTCAGACCGGCGGGCAGTTTTCCCCTTGCGGGTGTTGTATAGCTGCCGCCCTCCCGACGCAGGAAAGCGTCGGCGCGCACGAAAAGCAGGCGCAAAAAAACCGCGATGCTGACGGGCGCGGATACCGCTGACTTGGAGTTCTTAGGCTCCGTGCGGCAGATCCTGCTCCCCGTCCGTGGGGAAGTCAAGTAAATCTGTGTAGAAATGTGCAGATTGGTTGAAGCTGCGGACAGGCTCATGCGGACACCTGTGCAGCAGCCGTCGAAGGCAGCACGACATACGCGCCGCCCGCTGCGATGTGGGCCTCGACCAGGGTGCGAAGCTCGGCAGCGTCGCGCTGCTTCCGCGCGAATGGCACGTACTCGATCCCAGCCGGTGCGGTGACGAAACTCGGCTGCATCGCCGAGGACCATCCATCAAATTGTGTCTTGTGGCGCATCACGGGCGCAGCACTCCCTTGCTGGCACCGTACGGCGCCAGGTCAGTTGGTCGTGGAAGGGGAAAGGTGGATCAGGTGGCGGGTTGTTCGCCGCCGTCCTGTGGTGTGACGTGGGGGGTGTCGATCCAATCCAGCTGCATTTCGCCCCGGTCCTGTCTCCAGCGTTGCAGCAGCAGGGCGCGCTCGTAGCCGGGTGTCTGCGGTAGTTCGCAGGCCGGGGCGTTCGGCATGCCGCTGGGGCTGGAAATGCTGGTCAGTTCAGAGTGGCCGGTGTAGGTAGCGCCGCATACCGGGTTTTGACACACATAGGCGTCGGTACGCAGATGGCGGTGCTGTAGGGCGCTGGTGCGCTTCGTCAACGGTGTACCGCATGCGTCACAGGTGAAGATGGCGCGCTGGCCCATGACGGCGCTCATGCCTTGGCCCTGCGCTTGGCTGCGGTCGCGACAGCCTTCGCCGCCGCCGAGGCCATACCCCGCGCGGGCTTGGTGGTGCGAATCCGGGCGGATTTGGGCGATTCTGTGTGAGAATCAGGGGCGGCTTTCATGCCGAGGGCTACAGCGGCTGCGTGGGTCTTGCCGATCCGGCACTTGCTGTCGATGCGCAAGGCGTTGTTCACGGCATGGCGGCTCAACCCGTTGGCTTCTGCGAAGGCAGCAACCGACATGCCGTTGTCGACAAGCCACTGGCGCGCCTGCTCAGCAGTGCGCAGCTTGGATGCGGTAGTCCGTCGTTTGGCGTTCATTCCGTTTCCCCTGTGTATTTCTGGGTGAAATGGTGGTGAAGTTAACTGCACCTGTCAAGGGGGAATTTGCGTGTCTGTAGGTATTCGCCTGAAAGAAGAACGGAAGCGGCTGGGTCTGACCCAGGAGGCCATGGGATTGGCCTGCGGTGTTGCCAAGCGCACGCAGATCCTGTTCGAGCAAGATGCCCACCTGCCCGGTGGGGCCTACTTCGTCGCCGCTGATGAACTCGGCGTCGATGTGACCTATGTGCTGGTGGGCAGGCGCGAGCGCCTGGCCGAGGCTGATGCCGACCTGCTCGATGCGTGGCGCAGTGCGTCGGCTTCGGCACGTGCCGCCGTGATGGCCGCGCTGCGCGGCGTGGCGCCGGCGTCGACCACAAGCGCGCCTCGAACCTCCTTCGAGAACACCAGCATCGGCCAGCAGATCAGCGGCGATGTTGATCTGCGCGGGCAAAAGATCGTTGTCAAGGCTCCGAAAGGATCGAAGAAAGCCGCCCGCTGAGGCTCACCCCACATCGCATTCAGGCCGCTAACTCGCCCGTACAGGGCGCCGGTGGGGCGCGGTTTTCGATGTGAGGGACTATGGGTTGCAGCAGTGATGTGAAGCGTGGCGAGGTGGTGTGCGTGTGCGGCGGGCCCACCGTGTTCGAGGGGGCCGTGATTGGCCAGGTGTTTACCGGCGATGTGCATATGCAGTGTCCCCATGCGCACCACCACAGCGCGCAAGCCGACGAACGCGAACGGGCGCCCACGGAGACGGGGCGCCCGTTGTCGACAGCATTGATCGCGCTTGCGATCTGGCAGGCCACTTACCCGGCGGCAGCGGTTGCGGATGACTGCGGATCTTCGCTCGCGCATGCCGCCATGTTCTTCGCCGCAGGCGCGCTCACGCGTTACTTCAAGCCGAGACTTCTGCGCTGGATTCGCCGCCGCGCTCAAGCTCCAGCGCGGTAACAAAGCCGCCGCCGCCGTCGACGGTGTGGGTAGCTTTGGACACCAGCCAATCGGTGCCATCAATTTCCGGTTTGAAGCCGCTCACCGTCACGGTTTGCTCTGGGTAGATATCGGCGCGCCCGAGTGCGAGGCGGTAGCTGAGCTGGGCGGTGCCGCGATCAAGCCGTTTGAACTCTGCCTCAGCATGCTGGCGCGCTTCCTCCGCAGTGGCATACGTGGGCTGCAGCCTTTTCTCGTTCTCTGACGTGCCCACCAGGACGCCGGTGCGGCGTGCGGCCTTGCGGTCGCCCCAGTACGCGCGCACGCCTGTGTACTTCTCGCGGTCAGCCACGGTGTAGCGGTGTTGATCGCCGGATGCGCGAGTGATCTGGACACCGGGAAGCGGCTGGCCGCTGGCTGTCTTGCTGGCGCCGATGGGCGCGAAGATCAGCGCGCCGGCTTTCACCGTGGCCACCGCATCAAACCGCTTCCCCAAGCGCGTCAGGAGATTGATATCGCTCTCGTTGGCCTGGTCGAGATGCGGGATGCGGACGGACGCAAGGTTTGTGGCAATCGACGGGCGCAATGAATGCTCGGCGGCGATTGTGCCGAGAATGTCGCCCAGGGTGGCGTCATGCCAGCTGCGCTCGCGGCGGCTGCGGACAGCTCCGGTCAGATCCGCCGAGCGCGCCCGGATGGCGACGATATCGGGAGCGCCGCTGTGCTCCACGTCATCGACCACGAACGTGCCCTTGTCGAACAATCCGCTTTCACGCCAGCCGATGGCCACCTGCAGCGTGACGCCGCGTCGCGGTAGCGCCACGCGTCCATCATGGTCGTGCAACCGCAGATTCAGTTCGTCGGCTTCGTCGCCCCGGCTCTCCGTCAGCGACAGGTCCAGCAGTCGCGGCGCGAGACGGTCGGTCAAATCCTGCCCGTCCAGCACCACGCGCCATGCAGGGATCGGGTACGGTGCCGCCCTCATGCGACCGCCTCGGTGGCGCCGTCGTCCTGGCGCTCCAACTGCATCTGAAACTCGATCAGGCGCGGCGTGCCGTCGGGAAAGAACTCCTTTCGCGTCTCGCTCAGGCTGACCAGCAGATAGGCGCCATATACGCGCCCACTGCCCTCTACCAGCGCCTGTGGCTTGCCCTGGTCGCCCAGCTCTCGCAGTGTGTCGAGCACCTGCAGATCGTCCACCAGCTCGGCGGCGATGGTGCCCTGCAGGGTGATGGTGTCGTCGCCTGGGCCGACGTACTGGCGAGCCGGGCGTGCACCCAGCCGGTCGCTGCTGGCATGGCGCCACGTCATCTGCCGCTGCAGCTGCTCATAGGCCGCTGTAGACAGGGAAAACACAAACGTGCCGTAGGTCATCATCATGGCGGTGGGCCTCAATCGCTCAGACGGGAGCCACGGCGGCTGGCCCGCTCGCGCTCGATGGTTTCAATGGTCTGGCGGACCAGGTCGGCGATGGCCTGGCCGTCGCTGCCCGGTGCCGCTGTGATCTGGATCGTGTAGCTGTTGCCGCCTGCGGCGCCCGTGGCGGCCTGCGCGGCACCCGGCGCCACTACCGGGCCGGCGCTGGCCATGACGGGCAGCGCAGCGGCGCCCAGGGCGATTCCTGCGCCTGCCTGCTTCATCCGGTCGCCCAGGGTAGCCACCTGCGACAGCGGCTCGCCCTGGCTGCGGTCGAGGCCCCCGGCCAGGCCCTGCATGGTGAAGTCACCGAACTGCGCGAACACCCGCGATGGGCTGTGGATGCCGAGCATGCCCTTGAACTTGCCCACCACGCCCGAGGCGACGCCGGCGACGGCATCCATGGCCGCGCTGCCTTTGGACACGATGCCGTTGACCAAGCCCTGCACCATGTCGATGCCGGCCTGCATCATCTGCGCCGGCCAGCCGAGCAGGATCTGATTCACGCCTGCCCACATCGCGCTCAGGCCCGAGCGGATCTTGTCGCCGTTGCCGGTGAACAGGCCCACGATCAGATTCCACGCGCCCTGCAGGTACGTCCACGCACCGCCAACAGCGTTCTGGACCACCGGCAGGATGGTGGTAAAGGCGCTGACCAGCCAGCCAATGGCCTTCACCGCCATGCGCAGGTTCACGGTCAGCACGGTGGCCAGGATCTGGCCGAACCCGCGCCCGGCATCGGTGGCGCCCTGCAGCTGCTCGCTGGTGGCCTCGAACGGGGCGAACAGCTTCATCACCCAGCCCCACGCCTGGCTCATCGCCGAGGAGACCATGTCCCACACCGGGCCGAGTGGTTCCAGCGCGGTGGCCAGCTCGGCCATGATCGGATTGACCACGTCGAGGATGCCCTGCCACGTGCCGATCATGAACGCCTTGATCGGCTCCCAGTATTTCCACACCAGCGCTGCCACCACGCCGATGGCGGCGCCGATGGCCAGCACCGGCAGACTGATGCCCCCGAGCAGCGGCAGCAGCATGCGGCCAACGTTGAGCAGCATCGGGAACGCCCGGCCGCCTAAGGAAAGCACCTGGCCCATCAGCTTGCCCAAGCCGCCGCCTCCGCTGAGCAGCATCACGGCCTTGTGGATCTGCGTCAGCGCCATCGCGCCGACACCACCTGCGACAACCAAGCCGCCGAGCGCAGCAGCCAGCGCGGTGCCGCCGATGACCAGCTTGGCAATGGTGGCGACCAACTGTGGGTTGTTCTTGACCCACTCGGCCATGCGGTCGGCGACCTTGGCCACGCGCGCAGCCAGCTCCTTCACCGTGGGCAGCAGGGTCTTGCCGATGCGCTGGGACAGCACGATGGCGCTGTTCTTGAGCAGGATCAGGCCGTTCTCGGCAGTGCCGACGCGGGCGGCGTACTCAGCGTTCATTGAGCCGCCATACTTCTGCTCATCGGCGACCTTGCCCAGGTTCTCCTTCAGTAGGTCGAGATTGGTCAGCAGCGGGGCGATGGCGCCGATGGATTCTCGGCCGAACAGTTGCGTCATGGTCGCGGCCTGCTCGGCCTTGGGCAGCTGCTTGAGCTTCTCCAGCACATCGAGAATGGCGCCGCCGGCGTCGTCCTGCATCGCCTTGGCCAGGTCGCCCGCCTTCAGGCCGAGCTTGTCGAACGATGCCACCTGACGGGCCGTTGCCGCCTCGCCCGAGGACAGGGTGAGCAGCATGTTCTTGATGCCCGTGGCAGACACTTCCGACTCGATGCCCATACCGGCCACCGTGGCGCCAAGCGCCGCCAGCGGGCCGCTACCAAGGCCGGCGACCTCGCCGAGCGCGCCGATCCGGTTCACCACCTCGCTGATCTTCTGGACGCTAGCCGGGCCGGTGTTGCCCAGGTAGTTGATCTTGTCGGCCAGCACGACCACGTCATCCTGGCCCATGCGGAAGGCGGTGCGCCAGGTGGCCATCGTCTGGCCGGCGTCTTCGGCGGTGGTGTCGAAGGCTACGCCCATCTTCGCCGCGTCCTCGGCGAAGCGAGTCAGCTCAGTGCTGGCGATGCCAGCTTGGCCAGCGGCAGCAACGATCTTGGCAATGTCGGTGGGCACCATGGGCAGGCGCCGCGACAGCTCCTGAATATCGTCGCCCATCTTCTCGAAGCCATCGGGCGTGTCGAAGTCGACCACCTTCTTGACGTCGGCCATGGCGGATTCGAACTCCATGGCCTGAGCGATGGGCAGACCCTGGGCGCGCAGCGCACCAAAAGCTGCCAGGGCGACGCCGGCGCCGTGCGCTGCGGCGTTCATGCCGGCGCTGTGGATCTTCTGGCTACGGGCCTTTGCTGCGTCGAGCGCAGCCAGACGAGCGCGTTGCTGCTCCATCTGCTGCGAGGCGGCAGCGATATCCGTGCGCAGCTTGCGCTCGTGGGCGCCGAGCTGGCGCGTGCTGATGCCGGCACGATCCAACCCCGAGCGTAGCCGCTGGAGCTCCACCTGCTGCTGCTTCTGCTGAGTGCTCAGCTGCGCGGCGGCGGTCTTGGCCTGGCTGAACTCGCGGCTGAGCTTGCGGGTGGGCGTGCCGGCTTCCTTCATCTGCCGGGCCAGCGCCGCTACGCGGGCCTGCGCCTGCTGGTAGCTCTGCTCGGTACCGCGCAGCGCCTGCTGCTGCTGACGGTAGGCGCTCACATCGCGCTGGGCGTTGTTCAGGCGCCGGAGGGTGGCCTGCTGCGCCTGCAGGGCCGACGCCAGCCCCTTGCTACCGGCCATGACTTTGCGGAAGGGAGCGGTGGCTTGATCGAGAGCCTGCAGCACCACCTGCAGGCGAAGGTTGCCGCCGCTCATGCGACGACAGCCGCTGCGCCGGCTAGGCCGAGGGCGTGTCGGTCGGTGAGGACACCAGCGCCGCCAGCAGGCGGCACAGCGCGCTCAATGCCCAGACCAGCAGCCCGCCGACCAAAGCCAGCAGGAACAGCGCAACAGCGATGGCGATCAAGGTGGCCATGGGCAAAAGGTATCACGGCTCGGCTCCACTTCTTACACGGGCGCGCTCGCGCCATTCGATCAGTTCAAACAGCGAGAGGGCCGATAGCTCGGTGAGGGTGAATGGAAAGATCACCGCGATATCGGCCATGAAATCCTCTACGCGCTGAGGAATTCCCGCTGCGCCTTCGGCACAAAAAAACCAGCGGCGAGGGTGCCGATGGCGACCAGGTCGGCCGGGTCCAGCTTGTTCACGTCGGCAGTTGTCAGCGTCGGTTCGGTGATGCGCGGCAGCAGCGCGGCCACGGCGCTCACGTCGATCTGCAGCAGGTCGACCAGCTTGATGCCGCGCAGTTCGCCGGCGTTCGGCTTGCGCAGCTTGATCGTGGCGATGACCTGCTCGCCGCGCTGGATTGGGTAGTCGAGCGTGATCGTGTTGGCGTCGAAGGCTTCGATACCGGCGGTGGTGGTGGTGGCTTCGTCGGTCATTTCGTGGGTCTCTCGGGGGGGCAGAAGGGGGCCGGGGCGCTGAGGCAGCCCGGCTAAGGTGGGTCAGGCGCCGATGGCGCGGCGCTGGCCGGCCAGCTGGTCCACGCCGTTGACGATGAACACCATGCCGACCATGTCGATTTCAATCTCGGTACGGCCATTGATGCTCAGCTTGTAGTAGCTGGCGGTGGTCTTCACGCTGAACTCGGTGTCGTCACCGACCTTGCCGGTGCCGGCGTCGATCTCGCTGTGACGGCCGCGGATGACGATCTCGACCGAGTCCACGTCTGCGCTGTCTTCGCGCTGATAGGCGCCAGCGAATCGCAGCTGCACGGCGTTGTGGGCGATGGCGCCGTACTGGCGCAGCACGTCGCGCATCAGTCCGCCACACTTCCATTCCAGTTCGATTTTCTCTTGGCCGAGGTCAATATCGATGGGACCGAGCATGCCGCCGGCGCGGTATTCCTCCATCTTGCGGGTCAAGGTCGGCAGCTTGACCTCGGTGACCTGGCCCAGGTAGCTGAGGCCGTCGTTGAACAGGTTGAGATTCTTGAGCTTGCTGGGCATGGACATGGGAATGGTTCCTCAGTACGGCATCAGCCGTTGATACGGGCCGGGAAGTCGGCGAAGTAGCGGTCGGTGATGCGCTGGTTCAGGACCAGGTTCTCCAGCGGCGGTACCGGCGTGTAGTCGTAGTCGATGGTCACCCGGCCGGCCTTCAGCTGGCTGGGCTCGTTGGCGGCTTCGTCGTACCAGGCCGATGCACCCAGCACGTAGCCGGCGTTCACCAGCTCGCGGAACTTGGCATTGATGCTCTCCAGCATGTCGCGGATGAGCGACGGATGCTCGGGCTTGTCGATGTACACCATCTGCGCCTCGGCAATGGTGTCGGCCAGGATCTGCGCGGTGCGCGTGGCCGTCTCGAAGGCGAACAGCGGGTCGTCGCTGCAGGTCCGCGAACCCCAGAACTTGTAACCGTTGGAGTTGATGAGGGTGGTGATGTCGGCGGCGTTCAGCAGGCCAGCGTCGGTCGCCGGATCTTGCAGGTCCCAGTGCACGTCGCGGCTGATGCCGGTCACGCCGGCGACGGCCACATTGGAGATCGATTTGTGCCAGCCCTGCTGCTCATCGATCATCGCGCGCAGGCCCAGGGCGCGGGCGGTCGCGAACGCCATGCTGGTGGTGGCGTCGGCAGTGTTGAACGCGACGAAGTCGGGATAGATCAGCATCAGCTCGCGCTGGCTGAACTGCTCGCGATAGGCGATGGCCTCGCTGACCGAGGCACTGGCGGCACAGCTCACGTAGGCCATCGCGCGCAGCTTCTTGGCGATGACCGCCAGTGCGGCCGAAACCGGCTGGGTGTCCAGACCGGGTGCGCCGAGGATGCGCGGACGCACGCCTACCTGCGCCTCAGCCACCAGCAGCGCCTGCATGCCGGTGAAGGTGGCGCCGTCCTTCTTGCCGATCACGTTGGCGGTGGTGGCGCTGTCGTCGGAACCTTCGGTGACGCGCACCACCACGGTAATGGCGTTGGCCTGGTCGGCAATGGCCTGCAGCGTGGCGCGCAGCGTGCCGCTGGTGCCGGCCTTGCCGACGGCGCCCAGCACGTCGGTCAGCAGCACCGGTCGGTCGAGGGGGAACAGCGTGGCGTCTGCGTCCTGCGCGGTGCAGACGACGCCGACAACAGCGGTGGCAACAGTGCGGATCGGACGCACGCCGCCGTTGATTTCGATGACGCGTACGCCGTGGTGGTAGTCGGTGGCCATGAGGGAACTCCTGCGGTTATGGGGTGCGGAAGCGAAGCGGGACAGAGAGACGGGTGGTGCTGGAGGCGCCGGCGGGCACCGTGCGCTGGCCATCCAGATCCAGCACGAACGTGCCTGGCTCCTGACCACGCGAGAGGGTGATGCGGCTGAGGCGCAGGCGCGGCTCCCAACGCATCAGCGCCGTTGCAGTAGCGCCATAAAGACGCAACCGCGTGGCTTCGTTGAACGGCTGGTCGATCAGCTCAGGCAGCAGCGAGCCGTAGTCGCGGCGCTGGATGCGCGAGCCGATGGGAGTAGTAAGAATGTCGGCAATGGACTGCCGCAGGTGCGCCGTGTCGTCCTTGAATGTGCCCACCTGACCATCCATGCCGATCATGCCGGCGGTCCCGACGTGCCGCTGCCCGGCTGTACCGCGCCGTGCTTATGCTGCTTGAGGCTGATGCCACCGCCCACCACGTCCTCGGACGCCTCCGCCTTGCCGTTGATGGTCACCTGGCCGGTGATGCTGGTATCGCCGTTGATGGTGACCGGCCCGTTGATCGTCACGCCACCATCTGCGGTGATCGTGGCAATGCCACCGCTGGGCAGGATGGCTGCGAGCGCATGTGACGCGCTGTCGTAGCTGATGACCGCGCCATCGCTGAACTTGACCATGACCAGATCCGCATTGTCGGACGGGGCGGGGTACTGATCGCAGTACAGGCCGCGCAGGGCGACCGCATTGGCCAGGTCGCCGTCGCTGCATACCAGCGTCACCTGCTCGCCGACGCTGGGCGGTGCCCACGCCGCGAGGGAGCCAGCGGCAGATGCCAGCCATGGGACGTAGTCGGTATGGGCTTCGCCCGTACGGACACGACACAGCGCACGCGCATGATCGACCGTCGTCACCACGCCCTGGCGCAGCAGGTTGTTGATCTGTTGGGGCTGGGCGCTATCCATGCGCCCATGTTGTGCCGTGCCCCTCGCGCGCGCACGTGGTCGGGCGCGTAGATGTATCCGCTACAAAAGAACTATCAGTACCACCCTGTTGCGCTGACGCTGGCCACCATAATTGAACGGCTGACGTTGCCGCCGCCGCGTCGCATGAGGCAGTGGAACTCAACGACGGCGCTCGCGCTCTGGCTTGATGCGCTGGGCACGCTGACCTGGGCAGAGCAGGACTGCGAGGTGCTGGCATTGCGCCAGTCCGGCGCCGTACTGCCAACGTTCGCCGCGCCTACGTTGGCGAACTCAAAGCGCACGTCGTACTCGCCCACGCCGCCGTTGCGTAGCCACGTGCCGCTCTCGGCGATGCGACTGGAGTTGTTGCCGCCGCCGGTCGTTGATACCCAGACCTCGTATGCACCATTGGCGTTGATGCGAAGCTCGACCTGTGCGGAGGTGGTGCCTGGCGCGTTGGTGTCGGACTGGTTGTGCGCGGAGAAGCCCTTGCCGTGAAAGGGCAGCACGTAGGTTGCGGTGCCCTTTGCAGCCCACAGGTTCGACACGTCGACGCCGCCGGAGCGATATCCCACGTCGCCACGCTTCTGACCGTACTGGATGTGGGCATACCGGAGCGGTTGCCCGCTCCGCCGGTATCCGCTGGCGGCCGGGCCATCGCCCATCACGTCGGGGTCGAACAGGTCGTCGAAGTCCACGCCGGCGTATCGATATCCGCTCGCCATGTCAGCACCCCGCCTTCAGAGCGGCGACTTCCGCGCGCAGTTCGTCCACCAAGTCGGCAAGCTCGGCAATGGCCCTGTATGCTGGCGGCATCACCTGTTCGATCTTGATTGAAGGCAGGAGTTCGCCGTTTAGCGATGCACCTTCCGGGTCCACGACCTCGGGCATCACCACCATGAATTGCTCCGCGTCGAAGAACAGACGCGTGCGGCCATCGTTGTTATATTCGGGCTTGTAGCGCCCGATAAGCGTCACGATCCGTCGAACCTCGGCAAGGCCGTAAGGCATTGGGCCGTCGATATCCTTCAGCCTTCGGGACGAACCGAAGTCGAAGCCGCCAGTAGCGGCGACGCTGCCGACAAATGTGTGCCCCGTGAATCCGTTCTCTGCCGAGTACTGCAGTCGGTTTGCATCGCCCCATCCGACGTAGCCCATGCGGGTGCCGTCCATCCGGTGGAAGGAGACGTACCCAGCCAGCACGTCGGTGCCCGCGTTGGTTCGGACGCATCCCCGTGCGCTGAGCATCTGACCAGCTGCAGTCACTGTCGAGTCAAACTGGGCAGGCCCACTGACGTCCACAACAGAGCCTCGGATTCCCAGGTATGCGAATGCGTTCTCGTCGGGGGTTACCGACTGGACAACAGTGGCACCAGCGCCGTTGCTAATCATCCGGATTAGGTTGTGCCCCGGCGCCGCCTGCGCGTGGAAAGAGCTGTTGACGCGAAGCGGGCCGGTCATCGTGTCACCGGCCTTGTTGACCTTTTTGGCCGGATCGAAATTGCCGCTGGTCCAGATGGTGCCGCCGGCAGAAAGGGTGGCGGTGTACCCGCCCGCCGAGTTGTTGAAATCGAAGTAGGCCCCGTTCTTAACGATGGAGGAGCCGGTATCACCCAGCACCAGAATTCCGTTGCTGGCTACTCCATTCCATCCGTAAGAACGCAGCATCGCCCCATTCACCGCCAGCGGCCCGGTGAAGGTGTCTCCGGCACGGTTGGCTTTGCCGTCGAGCGCGGGCTGCAGGCCGTCTACCTCGCCGATGGGGTGCGTGTGGGGAGCGGACGGAAACCTGTTCGGCACGCCAGTGAAGTTCTCCCAGTCCAGGTAGTAATCGCCGTGCGCACCGTCAAGCAGGTCGGCGTTGAGGCCGTTCCCATGGCCCTCATCGCGCAGCGCAGCGGACTTCAGGCCCAGCTCGACGCGGAACATAGCAGCGGTGGCCAAGCCGAGCAGCGTCTTGACGAAGGTGGAAGGCGCCCCGGTGCCGAAGCGGGTGTTGATGTAGCGGGCCAGGCCGCGCGGTGTGATTGCCGTGGCGTGATCGCTGCCGGCGTCTGCCTCCTGCTCGGTGGCCAACCGCACCACACCCAATTGCGTGGTCGTCGCCGGTGGATTGATGAAGTCGATATCGCCGACCTCGATGCTGGTGGCGTTGATCTTGGCGAACCGAATGTCCGTGGCCAGCAGCAGGGTGGCGGCCGCTGCCTTTTCCATGATGGGCGTGGACTGCGAGTAGACGGCAAAGAGCGTGCCGTCCTGCAGATACAGGCCGAAGCCGCGCAGCGTGTAGGTGTCGGTGCCGTCGTCGCGCACGTTCAGGTGCAGCGTGTCGTCGGCAACGGCCTTGCCACCGAAGGTGGTCAGGCGCTTGAACTCCGCCGGCACGGATGAGCCCACGGTGCCCACATCGAAGTGCTGAGCAGTCAAGCCGACCTGTGTGACCTTGACCGGCGCGGTACCCGTGTTCTCTGCGTTGACGATGGCGGCAAAGCCTGCCGGCGTAATGGTGATCTGGGGGATGGGCATGGGTATGTCCTACGGTTCGCTGGCGGCCAGCTGCAGGCGGGTAGAGGTAAGCACGCGGGCCACGCCCAAGACGCCGATTGCGCCCTCGGCGTTGATGCCCTGAGTGAAGGAGTAGTGCGAGCGCACGGGCTTGGCGCGGTCCACCGCAGCCATCACCTGGTCGATAAAGTCGGCGGTGGCGTCCTGCCCACCCTGACCGCTGAGGGTCAGCAGCAGCTCGAAGGTGTGGGGCTGGCCGGGCGGGTCCATCTGCCACCACTCCCGCAGCTGCACCTGTCCGCCGAAGCTGGCCACCACGTCAGCGATGCTCTGCGCGGTGCCCTTGTGCCGTTGGATCTGGAACGAGCTGGCGATGCGGGCGCGCTTGATCTGTTCCGGCCACTCGCTGTCCCAGGTGTCAACCGACACCGTCCACGCCAGGAACGGCAGAAACTCCGCCGGGCACGTCCACGGGTTCCACAGCAGGTGGTGAACCATCGGGATGCCCATCAGCTGCGCATCGGCGCCCTCCACGGCCCGTTCCAGCGTGGTGGCATTGGGGGGCAGCAGGGTGCGCACCTCAGTCATTGGTGCCCACGTGTTCGATCACCACAGCGGTGCAGTACGACGCGCTCTGCGGACTGACCGTGATATCTGCGGCGGGACTGTCCAACTGCACGCGTTGCACGCCCTCGACATGCAGCGCCGAGTACAGCGCCGAGAGCGGAACGTCGCGGCCCAGCCGCTGCGACTGGCTCAGGAACAGCCGCATGCGGCGATTGGCCTCGGCGATGACCAGGGCGCTGTCAGGCCCATTGAAGGTAGTCAGCCGCGCACGGACCTCGTACGGCTCAATGGTGGCTGCCGCCACAGTCACGTGGTCGGTGAGGGGGCGCACGTTCCCGTTGAGCAGGGCCGATTCCACCGCAGCCAGCAGCTGCGCGGAGGGCGTGCCATCGCCCTCCCGCGAAAGCACGGTCACCACGACTTCACCGGGCGAAGGGCTGGCCACGCTGGCGTCGAGTACCGCCACGTCGGCCGACAGGGTGTGGAAGATGTAGGCCCCTTCGGGGCCGGCAACCGACAGGCCCTCCGGCGCGAGCTGGATGCGGCGCCGGAAATCGGAATCGCTCTCGTAGACCGCCGGCGTGCCCGTCTCGGGATCTGCGGGGGTCAGTAGCTTTCGCTGAACCCCGTACGGTACCGCCAGGTTGTCGAGGTCGCCGCCCTGGGAGTACGGAAGAAGGAGGCCGCGAGCGCGCTGGTTGAACTGCTCGCGCAGCAGCACCTCTCGGTACGCACTGGCCTGCAGGATCTTCACCACCGGGTCGGACTCGACCACGGCGGTGTACTCCGGGCAAAGGCGGCGGAATTCAGCCAGACGCTCGGCGTAGATCGACTCGAACGAGCGCTGCTCGAAGATGTCGGGAGCCGGCAGCTTGTCGACTTCGATGGCGGTAAATGTGGACACGACAGCGCCGATTCGGGGATGCGTTTCAGCATCCCATCGCGCGCGCGCGTGCCTATCGGCTACGCCATGTATGGGGGGCGATTACGCTACAGAACTTCCAGATGGTCGAGGATCAGCTCGCGCACAAGCCGTTCGTCGGCTGGCGAGAAGCCCAGCAGGCGCCGACGTGCATAGGTAACGCGGGGACCGCCCTTGCTGACCGCATCGCTGCGGCCCTCCTGATGGATCAGTGCAATGCGCGATACACGGCCGGTGAAGCCGACGGCCACCTCATTTGGGGTCACGCGTACGCGAAGGTGCCGCGCCTGCCGGATCTTGGCGAACATTGCGCCGCGCTTGATGCGCCCGGCCTTGGCCCGACGCAGGGGCGCGGCACGGCGCGCCGCGTACGGCGTGCCATCTGGGTTCTTCTGCGTTGCGATGCGCTGCTGTTGTGCCCGGCGCAGCGCGGTACCGACCTTGCGCGCCAGCTTGCCGCGTTCGCCCGGCTGCAGACGCTGCAGCAAGGGCGCGGCCCAGGCTTCCAGTCGCTGCAGATCCTCGCTCATTTGCTGATCGCTGGCAGGGTGGCGATCTGGACACCGTCTGCGATCAGGGCGCCGCCGGCCAGCGTGTCGGCGTGGGCATCCTCTGCAGGTGGCTCGGGCAGGTGCTGCAGCTGCACGCTGCCATCGGCGGCGCGGGTGACCAACACCCGTTCGGTGAGCGGCATCTTGATGGCCAGATCCACCAGCTTGTCGCCCAGCACGTCCACCTCGAAGGTGAGCTTCTCGCGGTTGGTAGGGTTGGCCAGCAGTTCGGGCTGGTGGCGGGTCAGCCACTGCAGCAGCGGCACCATGACCGCCTCCGGCGCGCCGCCGAAGTCGGTCAGGACCAGGTCCAGGGTGTAGCGGTACTCGAACGCCAGGCCCGGCCGGTAGGTACCGGCCAGGCCGCCACCGTCGACGAAGATCAGCAGCTTGTCCGGGTCGTTGGCCAGCGCGGGGACGGCGGCGACCAGGTGGTCCCGCAGCAGCTGCGGCTTCTTCACGGTGTACCAGCCTGCCGCTCAAGGTCGGCGTGCAGTTCGCGGGCCAGTTCCTGCAGGCCCACTACCTGCGCGGCGGTGGCGTGGCAGGTGGCGTAGTTGCTGGCGACGGTTTCGGCGACGACAGAGAGCGGAGTGGCGGCGGCGGGCGCATCAGGATCTCCGGCAGGGCCGGCGGTGGCGTTGCCGCTCGCGGCGGTGTCGTGGAGCTGCACGAAGCCAGCAGAAACAGTACAGGCAGCATCAGCGTTCGCGGTGACATAGATGGGAACCTCTTTGACGATGGTGTCGCCGCGCTCATGCACCAGCTGTACGCGGTCCACGTACTCGGTCACGACGCGGGTGGTGCCTTCGGCCAGCTTGAGGCTGCTGGTCAAGGCGGCGTTTTCGGACCTGGCCTTGGCCAAATCGAGGTTGGCCTTGTCCAGCGCGGTGGTGGCGCGACTGATGCGCCCCTGTTGGTAGCTGAAGAGGCCGGCGGTGGCCAGCACCAGGGCGGCCAGTGCGAGGGCGCGGTAGAGCATCAGCGCGCCCCCAGCGCGGCCAGGACGCGCGTGGTGCGGGCGGTGCGGTCTGCCATGCCATTGGGCGTAGCGCGGCTGCGGGCGTTGCCCAGGTTGATGACGCGGCTGACGGTCAGCACGTCGCGCTGATCGGCGTAGGTGTTGAGGCCGTTGTCGTTCCAGAACGCCGCCGCCGCCATGGCGCCGATCTCCGGCTCGATCAGCAGGCCCGGCTGTTCTTCCAGCGGCTGGCCGATCAGCTGCCCCATGCGGCGGTAGTTGGACCGGCCGGTATGCTGCAGCGGGCCACGGCCGCGGAACAGATAGCCGTCGCCGCTGGCTTCGCTACCGTTGCCGTTGCGATTGGCGTAGACGCGGTTGCCGAGCTTGGCCGGCTGATGAACGAACCCGGCGGCTTCGGCCGGCGTGATGTACCGGCCGAACACTTCCAGCAGGCGTTCGCGGCTGTAGCTGAGCGCCTCTTCGACACGCGACAGGCTCAGGCTCTCGTGGCCGACCTGTGCCAGGAAGTAGGCTGCGCGCACCGGGGTATTGATGCCGAAGCGCTTCATGGCCGCGTTCAACGGCTCGGCCCAGCGCTGTGCGCGCTGCAGCGGGCACTGCATGATCTGAGCGAGCAGTGTGGGGGTCAGCATGTCAGTTGCTCCCGAACAGGTGGGCCACGTTTCCGCGCGCCCGGTAGACGGCCACCAGCAACACCACCAGCAGCGCCAGCTGCCATGCGGTGACACGGGCGCCGGCGCCCTGCAGGATGATCTGCAGGGCCTGCCCGCCGGTGCTGGCAATCAGCAGCCAGGCGCACCAGGCGATGCCGTGGCGATGGTTGGCATTGGGCGCCGGGCGATAGGTCAGCAGGCGCACACAGATGGCCACGCAGCACAGCAGCGTGGCGGTGGTCAGCAGCTCAGCCATCGGAGCCTCCGCGCGGCAAACGGCTCGGATCGGCGGTGCGGCTGCGCTCGATCAGGGCCAGGGTGAGGGTGATGATGGTGGCTGCACACAGGAACGCGGCCAGTCCGCTGGACGCCACGTCAAACCGGCGCATGACCTCCGTGCCGCCCATGTAACCGGCCACCACGCTGATGGCCAGGTAGATCAGGCGCTTCCAGAGCGTCAGATCCTTGGCCGACACGACGAACAGCGTGGCACCGGCGAAAGCGCCGATGAATGCGTCCGTCTCGATGCCCGGCAGCAGCGAGGCGAGGCCGACGCCGGTGGCCAGTGCGGCCATGCTGCCGGTGGAAGTTGGTTCGGTCATCTTCAATCCCATAGCTGGACAAGGGGACGCATCACTGCGCCGGTTGAGGGTGTCGGTACGTCCGGCAGTTCCACCACGGTGCCCATGGGCAGGACAGGGCCGTGCAGGCTGATTCCATAGTTCAGCGCCATCACCCTCTCGACCATGCCGGCGGTGGTTCCGAGGTGCCGATGACACAGCGCGTCGATGGTGTCGCCCTGTAGCGAGCGGACGCGCATCAGATCAACTCCACCGTGACCCGGCGCAGCCCCTGCAGATCGCTGATGGCGTTGCGGTGATCGCGCCGCATCTCATCAATGGTCGGGGTCAGATCGTCGGCGCGTTGATTGCCCTGGGCGGTAGCGTCGTAGGACCGGTAGCGTTCGTGCAGCTCCACGGCGGTGCAGCACTGCACTGCGCGCCGGTACAGCTGCAGCAGCACAGACTCTCCGTCGATCTGCTGCGCCGGTATGTCTGCCAGCGCAGAAAAGCCGTCCGCTTCCTTGCGGGCCTGCCACAACGCCAACTCCCGCGTGACCGAAGCCACGGCCAGCACCACGGTGTTGCGCAGCCGTGCCGACAGCACGTCACCCGGAACCCGGATGGCTTCGCGCAGCGCGTCCACGTCGATCTCCGGCCAGAATGCACCGGCGGTTACGGGGGCGAGCTTGGGTGCGGGTGATGCGTTGGCGGTGAAGGCGCTCATGGTGTGTCCGTAGGTCGCCGGTGGTCGGGGCGTCACACCAAGGGAGAGAGGTCTTGGTGATCGGCCCCGAGCCGGCGGGGTCGCGGGGTACGCTCGGTGTGAGGTCAGTCGTTGGACTGGCTGGCCTCGAACTTCTTCTGCAGGCGCTCGGCGCGCTTGAGGTCTTCCTTGCCGCCGCAGCTGTCATGCAGCTGGATGGCGGTGCGCAGGTCTTCGATGGCCTGGGCGACTGCGCCGGCGCTCAGTGGCGCGGCCTCGGTATCGGTGGCCAGCAGGCTGCGTCCACGCGCCAGCAGCAGACGGGCGCGCACTTCGTCGGGCATGTCCTGGCCCTCGGTGAGCGTGGCCGCCCGGTCGATCACATTCAGGTCGAACGGGGCGCTGGTCTTGAGCGCGTTCAGCGCGGCCAAGCCGATTTCCTCAGCCACCACGCAGGCCGCTGTGCGCTTGTGGGTGTCCGGCATATCCAGACCGTGGGCCAGGACGTACCGCGCAATGTCGAGGCCGGCATCGAACAGCCCGGCATCGAAGTGCCACAGCATCAGCGTGGAGACGATATCGTCCTTGCCGCCGGCGTCCGCCGACAGCACACCCTCCAGATACGGGGCATAGGACGGCAGCAGCGCAGTCTTGAGCTGGGCCTTGCCCTGGGTGGACTGGATCTGTTTCAGGCGGGCACGGTCAGATGCCAGGCGCACCTGCATCTGCTGGTAGATGGTAGTTCCTTCCATCAGGTTGCTGCCGGCGGTGCGCGCCGCCTCCTTTGAGGCGAGCGCACGCTTCACATGACGGCTGGCGGGGGTGTCAGCCATGGTCAGACCCCGAACTCGATGTTCTCGGCCACTGCGCCCAGGCCGTAGTCCTCCACCACGTAGTCATCATTGGACGACTCGAAGTTGGCGACGCGGTTCTTGTTCGGCTGCTCGATGATGTGACGGCGGCGCGAGGCAATCTGCCAATACAGCGACAGGTTGCTGAGGCTGGTCACCATCAGCGATTTGGCCGGGAAGAACGGCACGATGACCGGCTGCAGGCCACCGATGCGCTTGGCGCCCAGGATCAATTCGGCCGCGACCTTCTCGGTGGGAGCGTTGTCAAGGTTGATGATCGGGAAATACTTGTCGTGCACCAGCTGGCGGCCACAGATCACCACCAGGCTGGGATCTTCCTGATGCCATGGGTCGATCATGTTGGCGACCAGGTCCATTACCAGCGCGTCGATGTTGCCGTAGTCAGCGCCGGCACCGCCGACCTTGATCTTGCCGCTGCCATCGACGCCTTCGGTCATGACGCGCTCTTCCGCATGCTCGCGGTACTTCTGCAGCCAACCCTTGTTCACATCCTGCAGCATCGGATTGGCGACGCGGTCGGTGTTGATGGCAATGCTGGTGCCGTGCCAACCGATCATGATCCGGTCCAGTGCCTGGCGCTGGATGATCGCGTCGCGGATCAGGGTCTGGAACTCGGGACGGTGCGCCCAGGCGTCCAGACGGGCATAGGGCAGGGCGGTGTCAAAGTCGGTCTTCTGGCACTCGTAGGTGTTGGACACCAGCGAGGTCGGATCGGACGGATTGCGCTCGCCATTGCCGCTGGTATCGGTGCGGCCGGCAATGGTGCCGGTGATGCCAACGCCAACCTTCTGGCCCTTCAGTTCGTTCACGCCGACCATGTTGATCGCTTGCAGGAACGTGCTGCTCTCCTGCATGCGGGCTTCGAGGCTCTGCTGCACGGTCGGCTCGACAGAGAAGGTGTTGGCCACGCCGCTGACGTTGTTCAGCGTTGCAACCTGCTGGGTATAGCCCTCGAACAGGCGGCGGGTTTCGGTACGCATGGGAAGCTCCGTAGATGGTGAAAGAGAGGCCGATCAGCAGTCGGTGATGTTGGCGGCGTCCACGTCCTTGCCACCCGGAACAACCGGACGCTGGGTGAATGCCTGCGGGGTTTCGTCCAGCTTCTTGCGCAGGCCGGCGACCTGAGTGGACAGGGTCTGCACCTGCTCGCGCAGTGCGCGGTTGTCCTGGCTGAGCTTGGCCATGGCCGCATCCTGCTCACCCACCGCGCCCAGCAGCTGAGCGGCGAACTCGGCCACGTTGAACTCGGGATCTTCCTTGGCCGGTGCCGGCGCGGCCTTCTTGCCCAGGCCCAGGCTCGAAAGGAACACAGCGACCGGGCCGGGGCGGGCTTCCGGTTCATCCTCGGCGGTGAACTTGATGACCGTCTCGGTGGCTTCGGTGAACAGGTTCTCCGGGGCCTGCTTGCGGTCCTTCAGCGGGCTGTTCTCTGGGTGCTGGGCCGAGAACGCGAGCATGCTGGTGCCCAGGCTGGCGGGGGAGTCGGTCACGGCCAGGCCGAACAGGTACGCCTTTCCGCTGTCGGCGAACTCCGGGGAAATCTCGATGCTGGTAAAGACCTTCTGCTTGCGCACGTTGACCATGTCGACCAGGTCATCGGTCGGCTCGACCTGGGCGAAGAGCGCCAGCTTCTTCTTGCCGGCAATCTCGACTTCCTCGGCCTTCACCGCCAGCACGTCGCCATAGGCGCGGAACGGGCTGTCCGGCAGCGTGCTGCGGAAGTGTTCCAGCCAGATGCGTGCGCCGTACACCTCCGGGTCGTAGGTTTCGGCGATGTCCGCGATCTGCTGGCGTTCGATCACGCGGCCATCGGTGGTGGCGCCTTCGACGGCGACACGAAAGAACTCGGAACGCTTCTTGGTTTTGCTGGCCATCTCGCCCTCTGCTGGTGTCGTTGCGCATCGGTTCTCGATGCGATGACCCATGGTCGAATGAGGGCGCTGTAGCGGCAACGCGGTCAGTTTGTAAGCCGCTGTTCTACGTGGGTTTTTCGTGTCGCGCGCGCGTGGCGGCGGGCAACCTGTTCACGTGACCAGCGTAGCCGAAAAACTCCACGTCGATCCACGACGCCAAGCCAAGTTCCTGTACTGGATGGGTTGGCGTGTGTGCGATATCGCCTCGCTGATCGGCGAGAAGGAAAAGACGGTCCACAGCTGGAAGGCGCGCGACGAATGGGACCGCGCAGACACCGTCGAGCGCATCGGCGGCGCATTGGAGGCACGCCTAGCCATCCTGATCCACAAGGAAGGCAAGACCGGCGGTGACTTCAAAGAGATTGATCTGCTGCACCGCCAGCTGGAACGGCAGGCGCGCATTCAACGGTACCAGGGCGGTGGCAACGAGACCGACCTCAATCCGGCGGTGGCCAACCGCAACGCGTCTCCCAAGAAGAAGGCGCGCAAGAACGAGTTCAGCGAGGAAGAGATCGAGCGCCTGCAGACGGCATTCGTAGATGGCTGTTTCGACTACCAGCGCGATTGGTACCGGGCGGGCAACGAACGCACGCGCATCATCCTGAAATCGCGCCAGATCGGTGCCACCTACTACTTCGCCCGCGAGGCGCTGATCGACGCGCTGACCACCGGTCGGAATCAGATCTTCCTGAGCGCATCCAAGAGCCAGGCGCACATCTTCCTCGGCTACATGCGCGGCTTCGTGCGTGAGGTGCTGGACCGTGACCTGACCGGCGACCCGATCACCCTGGCCAATGGCGCCGAGCTGTTCTTCCTGGGGACCAACGCCCGCACCGCACAGGGCTACCACGGCAATTTCTATTTTGACGAGTTCTTCTGGACATACGGTTTCAACCAGCTGAACAAGGTCGCCAGCGGCATGGCGATGCACAAGAAGTGGCGCAAGACCTACTTCAGCACGCCGTCGACCATGGCGCATGAAGCCTTCGATTTCTGGACCGGTGAGCGCTTCAACAAGGGACGCTCGGTGTCCCAGCAGATCCAGCTGGACGTGAGCCACGCGCGCCTGATGGGTGGCCGGCATTGCGAGGACGCGATCTGGCGCCAGATCGTGACCGTTCTCGATGCGGCCGGCCGTGGCTGTGACCTGTTCGATATCGAGGAACTACGCCGCGACTACAGCGCCGAGGAATTCGCAAATCTGTTGATGTGCGAGTTCGTGGATGACAGCGCCAGCGTGTTCCCGCTAACCATGCTGCAGCCCTGCCAGGTCGATAGCTGGGTCGAGTGGGCGGATGACTACAAGCCGTTTGCCGTCCGTCCCTACGGCGACCGCGCTGTGTGGATCGGCTACGACCCGGCCGAGACCGGCGACAGCGCGGGCATTGTGGTGGTGGCCCCGCCGCTGGTGCCCGGGGGCAAGTTCCGCGTGCTGGAACGGCACCAGTTCAAGGGCATGGAGTTCAAGGACCAGGCCGCGTTCATCGAGCAGATCACCAAGCGCTATTGGGTGACCTACATCGGCGTGGACGCGACCGGCATGGGCACCGGCGTTGCACAGCTGGTGCGCCAGTTCTTCCCCGGCGTGACCGTCTTCAACTACTCGCCCGAGGTGAAAACGCGGCTGGTGCTGAAAGCCTATGACGTAATCAATGACGAACGCCTGGAGTACGACGCCGGCTGGACCGACCTCACGCAATCGCTGCTGGCGATCCAGAAAACCATCACCCCCAGCGGGCGCCAGGTGACCTACACCGCCGGGCGCTCGCGCACCACCGGCCATGCTGACTTGGCCTGGGCACTCATGCATGCGCTGCAGAACGAACCGCTGGAAGGCGGACAGGCTGCGCGCGGCACCATGGAGATTTTCTGATGACCGACACCGACCAGGGCGCCATGGCCGCGCCGCCGGTGAGTATCGAGGCCTTCACCTTTGGCGAGGCCAGCCCTGTGCTGGAATCGCGCGGTTTCCTCGACTACCTCGAATGCTGGCGCAATGGCCGCTACTTCGAGCCGCCGGTCGATCTGCAAGGGCTGTCGCGCACCACGCGCTCCAACCCGTACCTGCACAGCGGCCTGACATTCAAACGCAACATGCTGGTGCGCACGTTCCGACCGCACCGGCTGCTGGGCCGCGAGGCGTTCTCGCAGCTGGCGCTGGACTACACCACCTTCGGCATGGGGTATGTCGAGCGTCGCCGCGCTATGTCAGGAGCCGCGCACAGTCTTGCGGTGCCGCTGGCGCAGTACGTGCGCCGTGGCGTGCAGCCCGGTGAGTTCTTCCAGGTGCGCGCCGGACGGGTAGAGCATGAGTTTCCCGCTGGTGAGGTGTTCCAGCTGCGCGAGGCGGACGCGGATCAGGAAATCTACGGCCTGCCGGAATGGATGCCAGCCGTACAGGCCGCGTTGCTGAATGAGTCGGCCACGCTTTTCCGCCGGAAGTATTACAACAACGGTTCGCACGCCGGCTACATCCTCTACATGACCGATCCCCAACCCGAGGGCATGGACGTGGATGCGTTACGCGACGCACTGCGGCAGTCGCGCGGGCCGGGCAATTTCAAGAACCTGTTCGTTCACTCGCCCAACGGGAAGAAGGACGGCCTGCAGGTGATCCCGGTCAGTGAGGTGGCGGCAAGGGATGAATTCACCGGCATCAAGAGCGTGACCCGCGATGACATGCTGGCCGCGTTACGGGTACCGCCGCAGCTGCTGGGCATCGTGCCCCAGAACAGCGGCGGCTTTGGCTCGATCCGGGACGCAGCGGCGGTGTGGGCGGCGATGGAGCTTGCCCCGCTGCAGACGCGCATGACCGCGATCAACGAGTGGCTGGGGCAGGAAGTGATCCGCTTCGACGTCTTCGAGCTGGGAGCGGCAGCGGCATGAGTCAAGCACGACAGAACCTGCGCTGCGGCGCCTGCGCGCGCCTGTTGGCCAAAGCGGCTGGCGACTACGACCTACAGATGAAGTGCCCCCGGTGTGGGGACATGAACCACATGAAGGCCCAGAGCCTCTCCACGGATCGCCACGAGCGACACCACGAAGAAGGCTCTACCCATGAAGAACGAACTGATCCACGGCGATGCGCTGACCGTCCTGCCGACCCTGCGGGCCAACAGCTTCGACGCGCTCATCACTGATCCCCCGTATGCCAGCGGCGGCACGCACGCCTCCGCCCGCCAGCGTAGCCCGAACGAGAAGTACATGCAGAGCGGTGGCCCGCACCTGCATGCGGACTTCCCCAGCGACGAACGCGACCAGCGATCACATCTGGCATGGATGCACCTGTGGCTTGCGCAGTGCCACCGCGTCCTGCGCGATGGCGCGCCCGTGTTGCTGTTCACCGACTGGAGGCAGCTGCCGCTGACTACCGACGCGCTGCAGTGCGCCGGCTTCATCTGGCGCGGTGTGGCGGTGTGGGACAAGACGGGCGGCGTGCGACCGCAGCGTGGCCGCTTCTCCAACCAGGCCGAGTACGTTGTGTGGGGCAGCAAGGGCGGGATGCCGCTGGGCCGGGCGGCACCCACGCTGCCGGGTGTTTTCCGCGAGGCCGTGCGTAGAGCGGACAAGCACCACCTCACTGGCAAGCCGACCGATCTCATGCGCCAGCTTGTGCGCATCTGTGAGCAGGGCGGCCGCATCCTCGACCCGTTCGCCGGTTCTGGCACCACCCTGGTGGCCGCGGATGCCGAGGGGTACAACTGGACCGGCATCGAGATGACGGCGCACTACCTCGATGTGGCCAAGTCGCGCTTGGCTGCACAGTAATCCATCCGCACCACAGCCCACCACAAGCCGCCTTCGGGCGGCTTTCTTCATTGCCTACGCCAACCTATCCCGCTGGATTTGTGGCCATCGTGCTTGGAATGAGCGGACTCGTTCGGTAAGGCTGGCTTGGAGGGGCTCAATCTCCGCGCGCCTGCCTTCGTCGACGGATAGGTTCAGGCCGACCAGCCCGATCAGGCACGCGACGACTGCGACCCGGTTAACTATGACCGCCATGTCGTCTGGGCCGACCTGCGATTGAAGCGTGTCCCCGCCGTCATACAGGTCAACAACGATGTTGCCGCCATGCACGAGGCCGTGCCAGTCCTTCACCTCAGCGCCCAGGTCATTCAGTAAGCCCGGTTCGTCCGGGCAGATCGTCGGGCCGACAAGACCCGCGATCAGTCGCGGGCTGAAATCTCTTGGGTCTTTCGGATTGCGCCGAGGAAGCTTCCCCTTATGGAGGAATGACGCTACTTCGTCGTCGGTCGCTTCCAATGCGAAGAATGCCGCCCGCAGCCAGACCTCCAGCAAAGGGCGCCACAGGGTGAGCACCACGATGTGCGTGCGCACCGGGTCCGTGCGCAGCAGGTGACAGGCCGACCATGCGATGTCCAGAGCGTAAACCAGCAGGCCACCGGCAGCCATGCGCCGCTCAGTCCGAGGGCCGCCAGCACCATCTGCCATTGCCGCGCGGGTGGCGTCGATGACCTGCTGGGCATCGGCAGCCAAGGCAATCAACGATTCGCGGGGAAGGGAGCGTCGCTGCGAGTCGTGGCGGCGCATCTCTGCGAGCGCGCGGTCCATTGCGTCCTTGAGTAGATCCACGTGCCTTGCTCCTGATCGGGGAAGCAGCATAGCGCCGGGCGGGCGCGACACCGGCTGCCCCAACCACCTTCGGCCGCTGACCTGGGCGCGCGCACTCGTCTCCCCGCCACGCCTGCCCACTTCATAGGGTGCTTTTTCTGCACTCCCCGCAGCAAAGCCCAGCCCCAGCCCTGTCTGGCGTTCTCCGGGGTTTCCAGCCATCGCTTGGCCCTGCGGTTCCCTGCGCGAGAGGGGCGCCTGCGAGGCCCTCTGCGGGCGTTCCTTGGCCCTTCTCGACAGGTCCGATTTTTGAGGTGACCACGGGAAGGAGGTAACCAGGTAACACGCTGCCCCGAACAGGGTCTAAGCCTTTGATTACAAAAGCATAAAGGTGATTACCTTTTGAGGTGATGGGAGGTAATTTTCTGCCGCCTACAAAGTAATGTCATTGATTCATAAGGGATTTTTACTCTGACGATGTTACCTCCCCAAAAGGTAATCGGGTTACTCGAAGGTTACCCTATTGTTACCTTCACAAAGATCGCATAAGTAATTGATTTTAAAAGTTAAATGGCCGAGTTTGATGGGCTGATTACCTTTGTTACCTCTTTCCCGTGGTCACCTCAAAAATTGCACTCTATCGCGCGTAAGGGGCCATCAGCTTCCCTGCCGCCGCACGCGCTCACGCTTGCAACCCGCGCCCTTGTCGCAGCGTTTGCGACGCCCAGCCGTATCCTGCCGGCCATGCCGCTGCCCCCCGACTTCTACTGGACGACGCGCTCTGCCAGCCTCTCGGACGATGCCCCCACGGTCGTCGCTTGCAGCGGCGTATGGGTGGTCGTACTGCTACAACGGGTGAACGATGGGATGTGGATCGCCAGTCTCGACAGGCACCGACATGGTCCCGGCGGGCCGTCCCGCCGGTGTAGCAGTTACGAGCAGGGCCGCGCCGGCGCCGAGATGTGGGTGATCAGGCACGAGACCCGCCTGCGCGAGGATGTGGCCAAGATCGAGGCCTATCGAGAGGCGGTGCGGACGAACAGGTTGGCCAAGCTGCACATTTCCCCGCCTTTCGATGGGGCTGGGTAGCGCGTGCCATACAGACGAAGTCGAAGGCAGGTCGCGTCTTTCAGAATCGCCGTTTGCTGATACCTTCGCAGGTTGGAACTTGACCAGCGGGGGGACGATGAGCAGCCAGTCGGCATTCTGGACGGCAGACACCATCAGTGCGGCGGGTACAGCATTGTCGGCCCTGCTTGCTGCAGGGGTATTTGCTTATGACCGTGCCTCAGCCTGGTCGCGGAGGCGTTCGGACGCTTCCCGCCTGTCGCAGCTAATTGCTGGCGATCTAGGACTGGAGATAGCGCAGCTTCGTTCAATTAGTGCATTCATTAACGGAAATGCCGAGACGGCCGGCTATTCGAATGGCCTGGGACTTCTAAGTGCCAAACCAGGTGCAGAAGCAGCTCTGCTGGTCTATTTGAAGCAGTTCAATACGGCGCGAATAGATCGAATTTGCGAGACCACGAACGTGTTTGATGCCGGCTTGAGCGACCGACTGTCGCTCATTATTACGTTGAGGGCCGGGGCCTTGATGTCGGTGGAAACAATGGAGTCGATGGAGCCAGATCAAGACAGGGCTGATGTCGCGAAGCATGTATGCCTACAAGTGAACGCCCTACAGCGCACCATGATCGAGGTGTTCAATGCAATCATCGCTTCTCGGGGAGTTCGTTCACTACAGGTCGAGTGCCTGATTTCTTCCTAGCGCTCAACGCTCCTCGTGCTGGGGGCCTCGATTGATCAGACGTAGATCGCCTTCAACTCACGAGCAAGCACACCGAATGCCGCGCTTACCATTCCCTTTGGGAAGGGGATGTAGACGATCCCGCTCAGGTTGGTAGGTACGCTGACGCCTTCCTCATGCAAAAGCACTACTCGGCGCCTCCCATATTTGCCATGGAAGTAGCCGATCTCGTGCATGACGTTCTCTCTGGCTCTTGCCTGGCCGGCGGAGTCAGTATCATCCCCGGTCATCACGATTGCAGCCGCGTCGCATGCTTCAGCACCGGTTTCCAGCTTCTCAATGATCGTCATTCCAGAGCTTGCCTCCTGGGCTAGCTCCATCGTGCTTATTGAAAGGTCCCTCTCAACATAGGCCTGAACTTCCAGCCAGGCAGGAGATCGTCCATGACTGAGGAACAGTCTGCGCTGCTGCATTGCTGCAGCTGTGCTGGCAGGAGCAGGTGTGCTGTTTGCCCTAATCTCTATCGCCTCATCCAACGTACGTACCAATCTCTCAAGCTGCCAGCGCGCAAACAATCCGTTTGGGGTCTTTGTTTTTACATTGATTCCCTTAGGTGCAACATCGACAACTCGAAAATCGCCGTACAGGGATGGCAGCAGCTTTCGAAGAGTCTCTACCTGACTGTGTGCTTGTCTAAAGTAGGGCCCGACGTCGTCAATCGAGAAGTACTGGCGGAGGTCCATTTTCGCTGTTATCCCTTTGACCTGCTCTTCGAGCGCGGCAGCAGTGCCTTTGCGAGTGCCGGCCAGCTTAGCCATGGTGATCGCGAGTTCATCCATTCAGCGTCTCCGATTTGTTCGTAATTGCTTGAGTTTAGCTGGACAAAAGAGAGTCCGGAGCAGGGCATGCATCCGGCTGAGAGCAGGTGACAGACCGGAAAAAAACAGTTGGGGCCGTTGATGCCACGGGCGTTTCACGCGAAGCGTGCGGAAAGATGCTTTAGCTTAGGTTATTGATTTTTAAAGCAAATGGTCAAGACTTTTAATCTTTTGGTCGAAGGTTCGAATCCTTCACGGCCCACCATTGCATTGACGATCAAGAAGGCGCCCAAGGGGCGCCTTTTTTGTTGCTTCCTTCAAAGCACTTCCGCAATGGGGGAAGCGCCGCTGCAACGATGCGGTGTTGCAGGTGCTATCGACTCCCCGGCGCCCGCTGGCAGCGGGTGCGGGGAGGCGGCGCTCCGCGCACCCGCTTCCGTCGCTGCTGCCCCCACGTCGCTCACCTTAAAAAAATTACCTTTAAGGTAACAATAAAGGTAATTTCAGGTAATTGATCTCATCAGAACCGGCCGTTTCCGGCCGGCCAGGGACGCTGTCAGCCGTAATGCGCGCGCAACAGCCCGGCGTCGTGGAAGGAAATGCCCTCGCGGATGCACTCCTCCGCGCGCTCCATGTCCTTGTGCAACTGGATCAGTGCGTCGTCGGCGAGCTGCTCGATGTTGACCACACCGCAACATGCCTGATCGATCACATGCTGCATGGGTTCGCCCCAGCGTCGGCGTACGTTGCGGATCATGCGGCAATGCCACTCGCGCATGATCGCGTCCATGCGCCTCTCCCCGCGGACCACATGTGCGTCTCCCGCCACCACCCGCAATGCCGGCGCCGGGGTGCGCTCGCCGCGCAGTTCCTGCGTCCTAGCGGCCAACCGCTGTGCGAGCTCCTCGAGTCGCGTGTGAGTCATCCTTTGCCTCCCTGATCCGTCTTGCCAGAAGCTTCGTCAGGTCGAGCACATTGTCCGGTGCAGAGGGCTGACCGAACTCGTCCACGACCATGAATGCGGTCTCCAGCAGCACGGGATCGTAGATCCATTCCGGTGGATCGCCGACCAGCTCCAGGTAGTGCGAAAGCACCTTGACCGCAGCGCTCATTTTCTCGAAATCCAGTCCCGTAGATTGAGACTGAAGCGACACGTCTCCGTCCTGATCGACGCGATCCAGCGTTCCATGTGGAAGCTGCATCACTGATTCAAGATCGCGCGCAAGCCGATGGCCGATGCTCTTCGGGTTGCTCTCGGAAATCCACTGGCTGACCTGGGGCTGGGCCCAGCGGGTGCCACCGTACAGGCGGGCCCACTCGGCCGGGCCGCCGGCGGCGGCCACGCGGAGGCGCATGTTGAGGGTGCGAGCGGTACTGGCGTCCATCTGTAGATGGTGCGCTGCATTACCAATCCAGCAAATGACCAAAACGGTATTGACTATCCATTACCGTGGCAGTAATGTGTGGCCCATGAACCTCATCGACTACGCCATCTCCCAAGGGGGCTACGGCACCCCCAGCTGTCCCGTCATGCGCCGCCTGGCCCACCAGACCGGCTGCGCGCTGCGGACCCTCTACATGATCGCCCGCGGCCACAAGCTGCCCGGCGCGCGCCTGTGCCGGCGCATCGAGCTGGCCACTGCGGGCACCGTGCGCCGCGAATCCCTGCGCCCGGATGTGTTCGGTCCGGCCCCGTCGCCCGTCAAAGGAGAAGCCACCCATGCAGCTTGATACGTTCGGTGAGTATGTCCGCAGCCGCCTAGAGCACTGGGGCGGCGAATATGCGCTGCATCGCGACTGCGAATACCTCGGCTTCCAGTCGCGCAACCTGCTGGCGGTGCTGATCGAGCATCGTGGTGACATGCCGGGGCGGGCCCAGGGCTACAAGCCTCTGGAAACCGATCAGCTGGCGCAGCAGATCGAAGACATCATCACGGCGGTCGCGCGTGACAACGTGGCGATGGCCTGTGCGCTGCGCGGCTACTACTGCGGGCGTGGCCGACGCAAGGTCGAACGATTCGAAACGGCGAATCTGCTGCTGGCCAACAGCGGGCAGCGGCCGGTATCCAACCGGCATTACCTCAACCTGGTCGAACTTGGCTTCCAGCGCGTACGTGGCTGGATGGAGGGCATCGCCCAGGCCGCATGAGCGGCGGAACCGATCTTCCGCCCGCCTCCCGACCGGAACAACCCTCGTGCCGAGCCGGCAGCGGGGCGGGCACCCCTTCGGGCCACGTCGATGCGACGCGGCCTGCATTCCCTCCAGGACCCATCATGAAAGAAGAAATCATCAGCACGGCCGGCGCGGCGGCCATCAAGTCGGCGCCACCGGTTACCGTCGCCGGTGCGCTTGCAGCCGGCATCACCCTGGACCGCCTGGTCGTGGTCCTCACCATCATCTACCTGGCGGCGCAGATTGCCTATCTGGGCTGGCGCTGGCTGCGCGAATGGCGCCGCAGGGAGCGCGAATGAGCCGGCCCGGCAGTACATTGCCGGTACGCAGCCTGGTCGCCGCGCTTGCGCTGAGTGCTGCGGGCCTGATCGCCATCGTTGACCGCGAGGGATACACCGACGCCGCAGTGGTGCCCACGCGCAATGACCGGCCCACCTATGGCTTCGGCTCGACCGTTCGCGAGGATGGCACGCCGGTGAGGCTGGGCGACCGCACCACGCCAGTACGCGCGCTGCATGCCGTGCAGGCTCATCTGGCCAGGGAGGAAGGGCAGTTCCGCGCGTCGCTGCCCGGTGTGGCGCTCAGCCAGGGCGAGTACGACGTCTATGTCGATTTCCTCTACCAGTACGGCATCGGCAACTGGCGCGCGTCGTCGATGCGCCGGCATCTGCTGCAGGGTGAGTATCACCAGGCCTGCGATGCCTTGCTGCTGTGGAGACGGGCAGGGGGCTACGACTGTTCAACCCGCATCGACGGCCGCCCCAACACCGTGTGCTGGGGAGTGTGGGAGCGCCAGCAGCAGCGCCACGCGCGTTGCTTGGCGGAGCAGTGACCCATGCCGCGCATGCTGGTGGTGATGGCGTCGCTGCTGCTGTGGTCGTTGCTGATGTTCATGACTGGCTGGCGTTGGCGCGGTGATCGCAGCGACCTCGCGATGGCGCGTGCCGATGTGGAGCAACAGGCCGGCGCGGTGCAGTCCGAACGGCGGTTGCGCCGGGATCAGGAAGAACGGAGCGAGGCGATGGCCTCACTGGGGGAACAACATGAACAGGATCGTGAGCGCGCGGCCGAGGTGGATGCCGATGTGGTGGCTGCCCTGCGCGCTGGCACTCTCCGCCTGCGCGACGACCTCGCCGCGTGCCATACCGGCCGTCTGTCCGAAGCCGCCGCCCGCACCGGCGAACGTGATGCGGGCGCCCAGTTACGAGCAGAGGTTGCGGCAGCGCTTGTTCGAATCGGACGCGATGCCGACGACCAGCTCCGTGCCTGCCAGGCCGTGATCGAACTGGATCGCCGTTGA